AATCCCTAGGCTTGGATTTGCTTTTTTCCATACTTTTGGATCAGTCCAATCATCAGATTCGTCTGCTCCATAAATAACTGGATAAAATGTAGGGTCAACCTTTCGCCCTTCCAAGAGGTCTTTCGCTTTTTGATGTGTCTCATAGCAGATAGATTTGGTGTCTGACCCTGCAGTGGTAATAAGAAAATACAGCGGTTGGGTTCTTGCATCACCAGAACCCTTGGTCATAACATCAAAGAGTTTTCTATTGGGCTGGGTATGAAGTTCATCAAAAACAACACCGTGTATATTAAAACCATGTTTTGAATAGGCTTCAGCTGAAAGCACTTGATAAAAACTATTTGTCGGCTGAAAAACAATACGCTTTGTTGCCGACAGAATCTTAACTCGTTTACTGAGTGCTGGGCTCATACGCACCATATCAGCTGCAACTTCAAATACTATCGATGCCTGCTGACGATCTGCAGCACAACCATAGACCTCCGCTCTTTCTTCGCCATCACCGCAACAAAGAAGCAGGGCAACAGCAGCCGCAAGTTCTGATTTTCCCATCTTCTTTGGTATTTCAATATAAGCTGTATTAAACTGTCTATATCCATTTGGTTTAAGTGTCCCAAAAATATCTCTGATGATTTGCTCTTGCCAATCTATGAGTTCAAAAGGCTTTCCTGACCATTTACCTTTGGTATGGCTTAAGCACTCAATAAAGTTGACCGCATAGTCTGCAGCATCTTTATCGTAATAAGAGTCCTTTGCCATAAAAGCTGTCGGTTTATATTTCTTCAACTTTCTAATATGCGGTCACCTCCCAACAAGCATAAAAATAGACCTGCATCAAGCAAGCCTTATCATTCTATCCATACGAGAAACAGAGCCAATATTGGCACTGTCCTCTTTTACTATTTAGTTGTGTTCTAGCAATAGGATTGCAAGCGCAATTTCTGCATCCTCATCCACAGGTTCAATGTCCCAGCCTCGGTCATAGTTTGCAATAATCTTTCCGTTACGTTTAAGCATCAACTTAGAGATGCGTCCTTCGTCAATTCCAAATTCCGAGCCTTTCTCATAGCACTTTACCCAATACCGGATTATACTGTCATGAACTTTGATGCTACCTTCTTTCCACATGGCTTTATTCCTCCTTACCGGTCAGAATGAACCTGGAATAAGCCCCGATGTTATCTGCAAGGTAAAGAAGTAACTCGTCATATCCTTCCCTTAGAGCAATTTCCTGTACTTTTCGTACATCAAACATATTGGTTTCACCTGTTTCACGAATAGCAAGAATCTGTTGTTTTATCTTATCTGTCATCGTGAATCCTCCTGCACAGGTCTTCGCCAAAAGCGACTGAGAGGCTGGAGCCTGAATCCCAACGCACCATAATAGAACCAATATCGTCAACTCCTACAACTGTTCCTTTTGTACCAATCTTTGGAGCTTGAATATCATCCATCTTTAATAGTTCTACTCGACATCCAGCAGGGTACTTCTCACGAAGGTTTAGCAGTTGTTCTTTACTGATTATCCTCATTTTTTACTCCTCCTTTAAATGCCGCAGAACCCGTCAGATTTCTGAGCAGTATTTTTCTCTCCTCTTTATACTCTTTGCCAATAAAGCCAAGGCGGAGCAAAAAGCATCTGAATGCGTATTTTTCATTTTCAATTTCCTTTTCTTTTGCAGTAATGCGTTTCTGGTTTCTCGCCATCTCGCAAAGAGAAGAAATAAAATGGTTATAAGCCTTAACCTCTTCTGGTGTTGGTAGTTCTTTAAACCAGGGAAATGAAACTTCATCTTCAGAAATTTCAATTGGTAAGTCTTCTGCCTCAAGTGCATGGCGGATAAGATCGCCTTTTGCCTCAACAATCGCTTTTAGGTTTTCAAGTGCCTTTTCTGTAAAGCTACTCCTTGGCATTGATACGCAAAGGCTTAAGGCCTCACTGTCTGCGGTTTGTTTGCCCTCTGATGCGCCAATTGGCTCCTCTGCGATAAAACCCTCCCTTGCCAAACACTGGGCCACGTTTTCGATTTTTTCGCCATCTGCCTTATCACTAAATTCAAGGCTCCCATTCTTGTCGATGATAATGGCATCCACCTCATAAGCCATGCTGGGCATTCCAAGGTATTTTGCTTTAGCGCCTGTGATGTTGCTAAGTGCTGTGACTAACCTCTTTCGCTCTGCTCCTGTTACGTTATACTTAATGATCATGTACAAAACCTCCTTTTGTTTTGGTATGTACATATATCACTCTAAAACACTTACTTATCAAGCTTTTTATCGCTAATTCAGAATAGAAATATGGATTAAATATTTCCTTCTAATTGTGTATACCAAACAATGCCAGACAGCACAAAACATACATTGGGAAGAGCCACTCCATTGCCCCACATCTTATATTCAGCAGAATCAGAATGCGGATTCTTTAGCCACTTAGATATTTGCTTTAGTGTCTTGGCTTTTGAATAACTGCCGGTCACTTTACGGTGTGTTTCAAATATGTCATACCAGGTGCGAAGGTCATCCATCGTTGGGTTTTTTATCCCTAAATCACTACACCACCAATCGGAGAACCCCTGCAGCCTTGCACACTCTGTTGGTGTCAATCTTCTGACTGTGTATTCTATACCGTCATTACCATTAATAAGCGGTGGATCTTTATAATCTGTAGCAACCAAAGTATTAGCAAGTTCTTTCTCGGCATTTGTAAAAAATGATGCCTTACTTGATGAGTAGGTAGGGGTTGCCACGGCACTAGGACCCTGTGCATTCAGTGTTGAACTTATCCCATCTTCTGTAATTCCTAGATTTCTAGCATAATTTTGACCACAGTTGAAAGACTCCCTATCAATCGCATAAACGACAGCATGTTTATCTACAGTATTTAAAGTAAAGCTGACTTCCTCATTAACACCATCACCTCGTGGACCATTCTTGTCATCTCTGCCTATCATAGAGCCTTGCAAGGCATAACTTTCTACCACAGCAATACCACCTTGATTGCTATCGGGAGCATTACCGGACGTATCAATGGTTCTTGCCGTATCACTTTCATAGACATTTGAACGTGCATTGATTGTTCCTTCTGAGGTAAATCGCACATCGTAGGTCTTAGGATTTTCCACAACAAATGGCTGATTGTTGCCGCCAGTTCCATAAGTAGCAGAAATAGTTGGTGCTACATCAATCGGTCCACTAAAACGAGTATCCTTTCCGTGATTATCAAAAACAGCCGAGTCCATAACACAAGGTGGATGATTTGACTTAGCACGTAGGGTACAAGTGATATCCTTTGTCACATCCATACGATTACCACCCTGGTCATTTAAGCAGATTGTGCCTGCCTCTCCAGTGCTGTCTGCAATATAGCTGGCAGTACCTTGCCACGAGCGGATGCTCTCCTTAGAATACCCAGACAAGCCTTCTGACTTAAATAGTATTTCTCCGGCACCCCCACCTGCAAAATCTGCGACAAGGAAGATTCGTTTTCTTCGTTGGGGAACTCCCCAGTATTGAGCATCAAGCACTCGCCAGGCAAGGGAGAAATGATCTCCCACGATACTTCCTGCTTGTTTCCATTTATCAATTTTAGGAATTGATATGGTTTCATCTTCGATGTGGCAGATGCCTTCAAGCACACATCTGAAATCTTCTCCTTTGTTTGAGGAGAATGCTCCAAGCACATTTTCCCAAACGATATATCTTGGTTTTTTGCCATCTGTTGCACACCTCATTTCTTTTACGATTCGGATGGCTTCATAAAAAAGACTTGAACGTTTCCCATCCAAGCCATCACGCTTACCTGCTATGGATAAATCTTGGCAAGGGGAGCCAAAGGTAATGATATCTACTGGCTCTATCTTGCTGCCATCCATGCAAGAAATATCTCCATAATGTTTGATAAAAGGCAGCCTTTTGGTTGTCACCCTAATAGGAAACGGTTCAATCTCCGATGCCCATACTGGGGTAATACCGGAAATTAAACCGCCTAAAGGAAAACCGCCCGAGCCGTCAAAAAGACTGCCCAGGGTCAGTTTATTCATTGGCTACCTCCAATTCATCATATTTATAACTGAGTCCATCCCTTTGAACACTTACTTCTTTTGAAGTGCCGACTTGCTCTATATAGCGTTTTACAATAACATCACAGAACTTCTCATCTAGTTCCACTGTGTAGCAAATACGCTCTGACTGCTCACAAGCAATTAATGTACTTCCACTTCCTCCAAAGGGATCGAGTACAATTGTGTTACTCATAGAGGAATTCAAAATAGGATAAGCAAGAAGAGGAATCGGCTTCATCGTAGGATGATCACCATTTCTCTTTGGTTTATCAAACTCCCATATGGTAGTTTCTTTTCTTCCCGTATACCACTGATGTCTTCCTTTTTTCTTCCAACCATAAAGCACAGGTTCGTGTTGCCATTGATATGGAGAACGTCCAAGTACAAGGGAGTCCTTTTTCCATATACAGCAACCGGATAAATAAAAACCGGCATCCGAGAAGGCTTTTCTAAAATTAAACCCTTCGGTGTCGGCATGGAATACATAGATGGAGCCATCGTCTGCTAATGCTTCTTCAATATTGACAAAGGCATCTAAGAGGAATTGATAAAAGGCATCATTTGCCATATGGTCGTTTTTGATTTTCCCTGCAGAGCCTTCATAGTTTACATTGTAGGGAGGGTCTGTCACACATAAATTTGCCTTGTTTTTATTCATCAGCACATCATAGGTTTCTTTTTTGGTAGAGTCACCACATACGAGTCGGTGTCTACCAAGCGTCCATATGTCACCAAGCTTGCTGATTGCTGGCTTTTTTAATTCTTCATCCACATCAAAGTCATCATCGTGAATTCCATCCTTAATGGTATCTTTAAATAAGTCATCCAGTTCTTTCGGATCAAATCCAGTAAGTGAAACATCAAAATCTGCACCTTGTAAATCAGCAATCAAGAGGGCAAGCTTATCCTTATCCCAATCACCGCTAATTTTATTTAGAGCGATATTGAGGGCTTTTTCCTTTTCCTCATCCATCTCAATGATGACGCATTCGACTTCTGATATACCCATATCAATGAGTACCTTGAGTCTTTGATGGCCACCTACAACATTGCCTGTCACCTTATTCCAGATAACCGGCTCCACATATCCAAACTGCTCAATCGAGCGTTTCAGCTTTTCATACTCTGCATCACCTGGCTTTAAATCTTTACGAGGATTGTATTTAGCAGGAAGCAGGTCTTTTGTATTCTTTTTTTCAATCAACATACCTTTTTACCGCCTCCCTTAGCTCTTTATAGCAATCTAAAAACTCCCAAGAATGCAATCCATATCTGAAATGACCGTAGGTAGCAGTATCCGCATAAATGACATCAGTCAACCTTAACTTTTCGATAATTGCTGCAGGTCTAAGATTAAATACTTCTTGAACCGCACTACAAAGGATACTTTCAGCAACTTTGCCTGTTCCAAATGTATCAATCTCCACAGCAACTGGATCTGCTTTTCCAATCGCATAAGAAATGGCAACCTGGCATCGTTCTGCATACCCACACCAAATAATGTTCTTAGCGATGGCTCTTGCCATATAAGCACCACTGCGATCCACTTTTGTCGGGTCTTTACCAGAAAAAGCACCACCACCGTGGGATGCAATGCCGCCGTATGTGTCCACCATTATTTTTCTTCCGGTTAACCCCGTATCAGCGGCAGGTCCACCTTCCACAAAGCGCCCGCTTGGATTAATGAGTATCTCCGTTTCATCATCAAATGGATATTTTTCAAAGACAGGCCAAAGCACCTGAGAGATGATTTCATTCCTTAAATCATTTAAGTCTTTATCAGCACCGTGCTGAACGGAAACAACAATGGTCTTGATCCGCTTTGGCTTATCATCTTTATACTCTACTGTAACTTGTGCCTTACCATCTGGACCGATGTTTTTAATAACACCACTCTTCATAACTTTATCCAGCTTTTCACAGATAGCATGAGATAGAACAAGGGGCAACGGCAACTTCTCACTTGTTTCATTGGTGGCATAACCATAAACTGTGCCTTGATCTCCTGCACCTAGCATGGAATACCAGGAGGTATCGCCTTCACGGGATTCCATGGCTCTATCAACACCACCTGCGATATCTTTGCTTTGCTGATGAACATGGACAAACACGAGAAACTTTCTTGGATTGTAGCCTACGTCAGTCAGTACATTACGAACTACTCGTTTGATATCAATTTTCTTTGAACAGGTAATCTCACCGGCAACAATGATACGTCCTTTGGTTGCCATCACCTCGCAGGCCACACGAGAGGATTTATCTTTTCTCAAACACGCATCTAAGATGCTGTCAGAGATTAGGTCACACAATTTATCGGGATGGCCTTTACATACACTTTCACAAGTTCTATATTTTTTCATTATCATTTTCCTTTCCTAGCAGATAATAACCGCTCCATTAAATCATCTTGTGGACTTCTGCCACCAAACTCTACAGAGCAGTTTTCTTTTACAATCTGGTATATCTGATACCAACACTGATTTACTTGTTTCATGTATTCACGGCTCATAGCAACATACGGTGATGCTATGGCTGCCGATGTAGTAGGATGCTTTGCAAGAAATCCATATTCTGAAATACACTCCTCGCACTGAATCCAACGAGAAACACTCATGGCATATTGCTCGATCAGCTGGTTGTTTACTAACATTTCGCAGCTACGATCCTTTAACCATTTATAGGTTTCTATATAAATATCTTCTGCACAGAGGTCTTTACCGTTTTTCTGAGCTGCCTTTAGATAATCTTTTACTGGAGGAACATCCGTGCCTTCCATTTCTGCTGGCTCCGGCAGTACTTGAGCCCCGTTTAATCTGCCATCAGCAATTTTGTCTGTTAGAGCTTTTGATTTTCTTCCTGCACCAACACGCTGGCCACCTCTTGCTGTACCGTCCTTTGCCATTTTTCCACCTCACTTTTCTAAAAGTCTTTAATACCCCCTTTGATTTCTGATTTTTACACGCAAGACCCCAGGCCGTTGTCCGCCATAAAAGGTGTAGAGATTTGAACCGCCCCTGGCTCACTTTCTAATCTGTCTATCACCAATTTCTAAATGTATCTTGTTGTGGCAGGACTTACATAAAGACATCAAATTACTTTTGTCATGTGTACCGCCTAGAGAGATGGGGACGATGTGATGTACTTCTTCGGCAGGGTTAAGCCTTCCGTTTTTCTCACACATCTCACACAAAGGGTGCTCCCTGGCATATCTGTCACGAATTCTCTTCCAGGCTCTACCGTACTTTTTATTGACATCCGGTGAACGTTGGTACTTGTCATAGCGTCTGCGCTCTACTACTCTATGGTCCTCACAGTAGCTCCCATCGGTTAGGTTAGGACAGCCTGGGGTACTGCACGGTCGCTTAGGTCTTTTTGGCATCTTTTCACCTCGCTTTCTGGGCATAGAAAAAGCCCTGCAGGTCTTGGCCCACAAGGCTTGGTAAATATTCTATCTTGCTGATTATATACTAACACAAATGCAATAGTGGTATCTTGTTGCAAAGTGTTGCAAGTTGTGCAAGCTATATTTTAATAGGATCTTTAGGAAGAGTTATATGGTTAAGAGCTGCATTATGCCACCTGTAGACGGTTGTTCTATCTGCATTAAGTTCATCGCCAATTTGCTCCCAGGTTAGGTTATGAACATACCGATACCGTAAAACCATGCGCTCATCCGTGTCTTCAACCTCGTTTATAACGCGCCTTATCTGTTCCTTGAGTGCTACAAGATTATCCACTTCAGTGTTTATTTTTCTTTCCAAATCCATAATCCGCTCCAAACACCTTACAAACTTGGCATCGGCATTTCGTGAAGTTTGGACTTTTTCATCCCAACTAGGTGATGATACACTTGTTGCCATTTCTCTTAAGGATTCCATTTCTTCGATGTCAGATTGTATTCTTTTATCCAGCCTGTAAGCTTGGTGTAAATATTCCTTTGCTTTCATTCGTCTACCTCCGCTTTTAACTTTTTAATCAAGACGTTCCCATCAACAGAGGTAAGTTCTCTATACCAATCAGAGCGGAAGAACCTCTCCACCTCGTTTTTCATAATTTTCGCTGGCTCATAATTTGGACGCTTCTTCAGTTTCTTTAGTGCATCCCTATAATCCTTGACAGCTTGCAGGATTATGGAATTTGCAAGTTGCTCATAAGGGTCGATCATCGCACCACCTCCAAATTAGCTTTTACGGCATCTATTAAAGAGGCTTGTGTTTTTTCTTTTCTTGTAAGTGCTGCCATAACATCTTCGTCAATAGTGTCTTTGGTAAGTATGTGATGGATAATAACCGTCTCGTTTTGACCTTGCCTATAAAGTCTGGCATTGGTTTGCTGATATAACTCTAAGGACCAGGTAAGTCCGAACCAAACAAGTGTCGAACCACCATTTTGAAGATTAAGACCATGTCCTGCACTGGCTGGATGAATCACAGCGATAGGAATATTGCCATCGTTCCAATCTTCAATATCCTTCGAAGTTTTTATTTGCCTCACCGGAAATCTATTCTTAATTCTCTCTAAATCGTGTTTAAACCAATAAGCAACAAGTACAGGTTTGCCATTTGCACCTTCTATTAAATCTTCCAGTGCATCAAGCTTTTTGTCATGAATGATATGTGTCTTATTCTCACTATCATAGACAGCACCGTTTGCCATCTGTAGAAGTTTTCCTGAAAGCACCGCAGCATTAACTGCATCAATCTCCTCATCACCTAATTTTGCTACCATCTCATCCCTGAAATCGGAGTATATGCTCCATTCTCTTTCACTTAGATAAACCGGCACTTCATTTAAGATACATTCAGGCATTTTGAGATAATCTATAGACTTCATGGAAATCGTGATATCGAATATTTGGCTATAAATTTTATCCTTGGCTCCAGGCAGTGGTTTATATGAAAATATAATCTGTGCATTACGTTTATCCGGAGTGAAGTAAGTATTACGATAGTGAGTGATGTACCTACCAAGTCTTTGACCTAAATCTAAAATACGAAACTCTGCCCATAAATCCATAAGTCCATTAGTTGAAGGAGTTCCTGTAAGACCTACAATTCTATTAACAGACGGCCTTACTTTTAGTAGACTTTTAAACCGCTTTGCACCATAGGATTTAAAGGATGATAACTCATCAATGACCACCATATCAAAATCAAAGGGAATGCCGCTCTTGTTAACAAGCCAATCCACATTCTCCCGATTGATGATATACATTGTTGATCTTGTCATCAGAGCATCGGTTCTTTCTTTTTCTGTACCAACTGCTACAGAATAGGACAGACCTTTCAGATGATCCCATTTTTTAATTTCAGAAGGCCACGTATCCCTTGCTACTCGAAGTGGCGCAATGACCAAAACTTTACATACAAGAAAGCTATCCAAGCAAAGGTCAAATATTGCCGATAAAGTAATCACACTTTTACCAAGACCCATTTCAAGAAATACTGCAGATATGGGATGGGATAAAATAAAGTCGGTTGCATAGCGTTGGTATTCATGTGGATTGTATTTCACCGAGTATCCCTCCAATCTGCTCTACACTGTCCAAGCAATAAACCGCAAACCCTAATGCCTCCAGTTGTTTCTTTCTTTTTTCTTGTATAGGGCGCATCTTTTTTCCCGTTGCTTTACACTCAACAAATGCCATTCTCCCCATAGGAAGCAGTACAATGCGGTCTGGCACACCATCAACACCTGGACTTACAAATTTTAGTGCAATACCTCCCATGTCTTTAACTGCTACTATCAGTTTTTTCTCTATATATTTTTCTCGCATAATATCCTCCATAATTTTTATCAGGAACAACAGGTACAACTTTGACCGTTTTTTCCTATACGCGCGCATATACACGTCCACGATGCGTTACTACTACTATTTTTTTATTTATTACTAAGTAGTAAAAATCTTGTTCCTGTCATTCCCATAAGGCTAAAATATCGGTATTACCTACGTTTTTAAGAGAACAACCATAGGAAACAACCACAGAACAAGGAACTAGCGTTACTCAATTCGCTCGTAACAACGTTGCTTTCCGTAGATAGGAAAATTGGTTGTTCCATTCTTGTTCCCTTGATACTTGTTCCAGTCACTGATTTTCTTCATAATGCCTGCAATGGCATAAGAGTCAGCAGGTCTCATGGTGGCGGCATCTTTACCAAAGCACTCACACCAAATTTCCATATTACAAACAAGGGTGCGTTCTACCGTACCAACACGAGACCCTCCACCAAATTCACTACCGTTGAGGTAATTTCTACGCTCATATAAAGACATGGTGCTCCAGTCATCCGGCAAAAGCGTATCAAGATAAGTGCGAACAAGACCCTCTCGCTCATCACTTTCCATTGCATCAGCCTGTTCATTGGTAGCCAGTTGGACATCACTGCCTTCGAGATATAGTTTTTCGCCCTTTCCGTAAAGCACTAGCGTTTCAGCCCATATCTGTTCTACATCATAAACCGACATTTGCCATGCCTTCTTTTTACTTTCACCATTAATACGCACCGGCCAAAACCTACGGTTACCGGTGATGTCTCGAAGAAATCCACTCTCTGCATTGGTGGAACCTACAATGATGCACTGACGAGGATGGCTTTCTACATTGACTCCATAACTGGCGCGATATTTATCATCAGACCTTGATATAAAGGATTTCACAACTTCCACATCGGTTTTTCGCATTCCAGCTAGTTCACCAAGCTCTAAGATCCAATATCCTTGAAGTTTTTCTGGTCCTGATTTATCTTTCATATCTGTAAGAGTCAAGCTGTCGGAAAACCAATCTCCTGCAAGTTTTGCAAAGAAGGTTGATTTACCAATCCCCTGTGGACCATTAAGGATTAGTACGCTATCAAACTTCGTTCCAGGATGATAAATACGTGCTACCGCCGCCACCATCATCTTTCTTGTAACAGCTCTGGTGTAAGAGTTATCCGTTGCGTTGAAGTAATCAATAAGCAAGTTTTCAACTCTATCGATTCCATCCCACTCTGGTAAATGATCGAGGTATTCCTTTATAGGGTGATAGGCTCGTTCTGCTGCCACAGCAATCGTCGCATCTTTTGTTTTAGTTGGAGAGTAAATTCCGTATCTATTGGAAAGGTACACCTTAAGGGCGGAATTATCCGAGTCATTCCAACCGCCTTTCATTTGATCCCAAGGTAGACCGTTTCTGGCATCGATTCCATCGCGGTGCTTATTAAAAGCAATGGATTCAAGTTCTTTATCATTACGGATGATAAGAACAATATTATCGAGGGTATCCTTAATCTTGCCCTGTTTATCAAGTTCAAGGGCTGTTTGCCATGTCTCATCTGTAAAATCAACTGTTGCCTGTTCCATACGCTCTTTAGCAAACTGTGCCTTCACTTCTTCATCTTTAATGGCAAATTCACACATATTGATAAAAGATGGCAATTTACTTGGTGGAGTATTCTCTGATGCTCTATCATCTAAATTGCCAAACCTATGAATACGAACAAGGTCAAAGGCATTTAACAACCTCCCGCTTGCAGGATCTGTTGCATGATGGGAGTATGCAAATTTATCATCATAGAGTATGACTCCAGCGCTTGAATCGGCTGGTTTATAGTCGTACCGACCCACCATTGCTGAAGGTTCATAGACATCTTTCAAAAATCTATCAATAGCATCACTTACAGAGTAAGTACGGCAAAAAGTGCCAATCACACCTTCCTTAGAAAGTGGATCAGCTTGTTCTGTTAATGAACGTTCTATCACCTCAGATTGCCTTGAAGATACTGGCCAGGTACTTGTATCTCGCCAATCATCGTATTTATTTAGAAACTCATCCGGATCAAGGAGGGAGCCATCTTTTTCTTCATATACAAATACACCGTTTCTTGAAGTAGATGGCCAATACATCAATCTTTCCGGTTCATAGGTTGTGTCATCAAAAAGATCGATACCGACTTCCTTTGCTACCATACGGCTGACTGCAGCATATTCTTCTTCTCCCACATCACGGGAAAGAGGAATAATAAGCCTAAGCCTTGGATTTTCTGGAGTATGTTTATGGGTAGAATAGATGCAGCACTGATAAGGAAAGAAGGTACAGATTTCCTCCCAAATACCACTTGTTCCATAATCCATATCGAGGGTTAGCATAGATCGTGACAGCACATTTCCTTTTTTACGTCTGCCATCTTTTAAATGGCCACCAACAAAGCCGCCCACATCCTTGATGGAATCCTGCCCGCCTTTTCTCATTTTTCGGTATTCTTCAACAGTTTCAGTAGTACGCTGTGTGGTCTTAACGCGGGAACAGAAATCTTCCCAGCTAATATCGCTGTTTTTCCACTTTTTATCCATTCGGCTATTGCCGTATGCTATTTTCATAGAGCCTCTACCTCCTCAAAATCCTTATTGAAATATCTGACCGGTTGTCTACGCTTCTTTGCCTTTTCAATTTCAATACTCATGCCTTTTGAGATAACATCACCTAGTACCCATACTTCTTGGCACTTGCCCATAAGAATGATGTCCATGAAAATAGCAAGATCACGTTCTTTCTCATTACTGTCATCCATGAAAGGGAATAGAAGGTGCGGGGTCAGTGGGATACATCCACGATTGAAAGCAAATTCTGCAAACTGAGTGGCTTTTAATACATTTTCCTTAACAGCCCCGTGAAAAGGGGCGCATATATAAACCAAAGGACGGAAGGCAGGTTTTGACGCTGCCTTTTCCTTTTTTACTATATTAGTTAGTGCTTCATGCGGAGTAGGGTCATAGTAACCTTCAGCATTGAATTTATTTATGCTCATCATAGCTACCTCCGGCTTTAATCTTTTTACTACATTCGCTACAATATATTGCAGTACCAAATAAATCACTTTCACCATCACCTAGGATTTCTGCAATATCCACCATTACTTCAACACCACACATCGGGCAGTGGCAAAAAACATTCTCATCTGTTATTTCAATAGATATCTCCATGGAATCATTCAATCTTTCTTTCACATAAAACATAGTAAGAGCCCTCCTTAATTCTTCTCTATTTTGGTTTTGTACCATTCCAAGTAACGCTTACGCTGCCCATAATCTGGAACAGCTACTAACAAACCAACATCTACTTTTTGTAATGTGTCTAGCATCGTAATCTGCTCATCAGATAAGTAAGGTCGAATGCTTTTTCCTTTTTCAATTCCATTTGCTAATCTAAACTGCTTTGCCGTCATTCCAATAACGATGCGATTTAACATATCGCATTCATTACTGAAGTGATATGGCTTTGGATTTTCATGAAGTAACTTAATGTTGTCTGTCAGTAAAGGGAACTCCTTACGAGCCGAAACAAGAGTTTTAATGAACTGCTCCATTTCATTAAAGCGTTTGATGTATAACTCTTTGAACTTCATTGCTTTCTGCCCTGTATATCCCATAACCAACATAGTGAATCCATCACGAGTCATGGCATAAGCCTTTTGCTTTCTGTTCCAACCATCCGTGTATGAGGTCGGCTCAAAATTGAGCTGAGCAAATTCTGTGCTTAACCCAGATTTGGGGTCAGTGATTTTAGCAATGTCACGCAGAACATTTTTATGTTCCTTCTCAAAGAACTCTGCTACAAATAAACTATCCACTCTTGCCGTATCTTTGGTGTCGGCAAACACACCATATTGGTCTTTAGGTATTAATTCTCTCATCAGAATTACCTCCTTAAAATTTTTTGGAGGTCTTGACCTCCTACCTGGTAGCCTTGGGAGAAGGTCAAATCTGACGGTTTTTATATTCTTGTTCCAATTTTTTTGTTGCTCGTTTTAATTTCTGAGTAATGTTGTTTTCATCAGCACCTATGGAGCTGGCATATTCGCGGATTGACATACCGTCTATGCGAACTGCGATAAACATATCCGCCCAATCTTCTTTTTTACCGAGTACCTTGCGTATCCATTTACAAACATCCTCGTACTCGTATTGGTTAGAACGCTCTATCTCTTGAGAGTTATCTGCAAATGTATCCATAACATCAGTTTCATCCTCAGCCTGATCATCTTTACGATAAGGGGTCTTCGGATTGCCAAGATGCCTATGATAGCGGCGCCAGTGGTTGTATTCTTTGGAATTCATTAGGTCGAACATTTCCTGTAAAGTCTTACAACGCTGTACTTCTGCTTTCTTTTCGGGCTTTGCCTCTGCAAGACGCTGCTCGTAATCAATGTCCAGCATAACGCTGTAATCTCCATCTGGAATTTCAATTGTGGTGTAGTTCTTGTGACCATTTTTGATGTTGTCTTCATATAAAACTCGAATCTTCATAAAGTATTCCTTTCCGTCCTGGCATCAGGCGGCGGAATACAAAAAGAGCCTGTGATGAAGATGACCACAGACTCCGCTTGTCCTAAAAAAGGGCACACGAAATCACGGTGGGTGCATCTTCATTCCAAACACAGTCTTTATCACTGTGTTCTGAACTCTTATGCATCCCGCCGTCCGTATGCGCACTAGGACTTTGAGATTTATTTAGAAAACAATATTGCTTATCTATAAACTAAATGTAACACGGAATTTTTTTTGAAAATGGACATGCCATGTCCTGTCAAAACCCATGAAAATAAAAAAAACCGGAGTTATCTAGTTCAGCCTTTAATGGCTTACTTTGATAACTCCGGCGATTATTTATGAATTGATGTGCGGTTATTTCTTTAATTATTCATAGCTTTTGAAGTCTTCTTTCCTTAGACTCAAGATTAAGTTTACTGACTAAAATAATGTTGGTGTCAATTGCTTATCTTACTTACCAATAAAAAAGAGACCTAATCTTTTTTGTCGAAGGTCACTTTTTCAACTTTATAGTGGACATACCTTGTCCATTTTTTTAAGAAAAAAATTAAATTTCTACTCCGTATGGGTTTAAATACTCCCTAATAGCCCATATTGGCTCTGGATATTTTATGTATAAAGCCTCATTTATCCATTGATGATTAGGGTATTTCATAGGGTTCAGCTTGCAGCCAAACACATCCATCAACTTCATACTGATCGTAGGCGAGAGATGAAGACCAAAGCATATAAGTGCTGCGGTTTCCACTGTAGGGGCAGTTTTACCCTTAACAGTACGACTAATAGTCTTTGGATCACGGTCAATTTCAAGACCAAGGTCAGTATAATTCATACCTCTCCATTTAAGAAGAAGTTCCAGGCACTGTTCCGGATCGTCCGTCATCTGTTTGCGAATCTCTAATTCTTCAGCTTGAATTTTCTTTCGCATAGCGACTTGACGTTCTTGCGGTGCATTTTCAAACCCATTATGATACTTAATTTCAAATGTGATGTCACTCAGTTCACGATTTAAAAAACATGCTGTGTGATATATGTTCTCAACCTTGCTAGTGATTCTCATATCAAATACAAGACAACACTCGTCCATATGAGAACGGGCATATCCAGTTAATTCTAGCTTTCCGTTTTCATCACGCTCTACATAAAGTGGTGCATTGTATACATAATGGTTATCTACAAAGAGATAATCTCCATTTTCAGTTAGAGCACGAAGCTCAGGATTGAGAAAGCGTTCAATAGCTGCGTCCTGAACACTTAAAGAAAATGTCTGATTTACCTTGATTGTCCCTTTACGAAAACCGTGTGGTTTTACATAATGACCATCAAGATATGTGTATGTGCCAATAGCTTCCTCAAAGCCTAACTCTACAAGTCGAATCTTTGCTGCTTGCTTAGATACTGCAAATTTAGTCTCCAATGCAGTAATAACTTTTTCCATCACATCTACCGTGTGCCTAGCATTCGATTCACGCATAAATTGTGCTATATATTGATTTGCCTTTACTCTAAAAGGCTCTGCTGGCATTTGTATCCGTGGTGTCAATTGGTTAGCTTGCTTTTCCATCCATTCTGTAGATTTCTTAGATAGCGTTGAGATTGCCCCACCTTTTACTTCACAGCTTATATGAGAGGCTGCTGCATTATATAGTTTTTCCAGTTCAAATACTTTTCTATGTTTAACCCAATGTACACACTCATGTATTATTGTATTATTAACAGAACCTAGATTCCTAAGCAAGTACATATAGGGATCGACAACAATAGTTTTCCCTTCAATCTGCATAGCTACATTACTTTGAATGTTGGAATCATACATTTCCACATCAGTATCAACAAAGTATATCTGACCGAATATTGATGCATCTTCCCTTATGCGTTGAGTATTTATTGTTAATCCAAGTCTTTCTGTAAGGATATTGGGGTCAACCCAAACAGGGTCCTGCTTATATTGAGTAATTTTAAGAGCTTCGGGGTAATATTCTTTAAGAAACGATGTAGCCACTTCATCTAGCTTTTCATATGGAATATAGGGAACAAGCGAATCGTCCAATGGATTTTTAGCACGGTTTTTCCCTTTATAATCTGAAACTTCAAAAATCTCAAAATCCTGCAAGTCACAGGAGAGATCTCCACGGCAACGGACCATGAGCCAGATTCGCTTTTCCTCAGAATTATCATAATGGTGATCAGCTTCTGAGATTTCAAATATGACGGACAAAGCCACATCAAACTGGATTTTCATTTCCGGCAAATCATCAACCCAGACGTGTTCAACATGAACATCTGATATTTCTAACTCGCCGGCTTTATGAATCTTATACAGTTCCACATCAAGGGCATCAAAATTTTCACGTAGATATTCTTCGGCTACTGTCCAAAAATGATTATCAAATGTCTTTGACACATATTCTGTGAATGATCTACTATCCCCCATAGGTACCCCCCCCTATCCCAAAACATCTAATCTAGATTTTGTAATTAAAAATGAATCCACCGAAATCCATCCAAGTAAGGCTGCACTTGGTGTTTCGACTAATAGAGTTCATTAATAAATTAACCGTAAGTCTAAGTCGTCATAGTTATCTGAGCTGTATTTTTGTATGGCAGTAGATAATTTATAGAACCCATCTTCCACATAATCTTTAAATGAATGATTACCTACCAAGGCACGCCTCCTCATTAGCTATTAATTTGATATATAGGTTTGCATTACTTCCTTTATCTTGAGATACTGTTCAATAATTTTTGTTCCTGTTGTTCGGTCACCTAAATAAGCCGGGGATAATGAAAAGTGCATATTTGAAAAAGTTAAATTATTTGGTAATAGTAAGGCACTATATATTTTGGTGCTCTTCGAAATCCCACCTCTAAGTATCTCATTATATGAAAATTGCTTATAATTTAAGTCTGAGACGCTGTAATAATATTTCGAATCAAAAATATAAATAGAATCATCTTGTTTTGCATGATGATCTAAACGTATTTTAAACTGGTGTGGAGAATCGTCGACTGAGAATTCTTTAGCTTCAAATCTTAAGGAGGATGCTACTAAACTTTTATCAAATATGATAGAATTGGAAACTTCGTCAACGCTTCTAAAATACTTATTTAGGTACGTCGAAACCATCCTCTCCCATATTTTGTCAAAATAATTGATCTTTATATGAATATCACCGCCTTTTGGCGATTTCTTATATTGTTCAAAAAAACTAATTAAGTGCGCTATCAATTTTTTATGAGTATCTTTAAAAGTTTTACTGTTAATTTGTCGCAATTGTTGCAATGTATATTCTCGATGCTTGATAAAGTCAAAAGAACTTATTTTATAACCAGTCTTTGGCAAACTAATAAAATATGGGAAACTATTAATCGTATGATCGATAACAAACACCATGCATTCACTCAGGAAAACATTCTGTTGATTTTTTTTCTTTCTATAAAGTGGAGAGAAGACCAAGTTACCTTCGCTAATTATCACCTGTGCCTTTTGAATCGTTTTTTTCCATGCAACCGATCCATTTGCATTAGATTTGACTTCAATATTACTTTCTCGATAAATACCATACTGACGAAAATATTTATAGACTTCAAAAAAAGAAGCAAAAGGGTAATCAGATACAAACTCTGGTTTTGCTCCGATGTGTTTAGTCGCTTTAGCAGTAGTAGATACTTCCTTTGTATATTTTACAAACACATCAAATAACAATTTAATATCTTCTAAATTTGCTTTTTTGTCTCGATTCAATTCTTTTAACTCTAAATCACCGTAAAAATGTTTCGGAAAAATAGATAACATATTACCTTCATCTAAAACAAATCCAACAAAATCAAACACTTCTTTATTATCGGACTTTAAATATTTTGTATCACCTTTTTCAAGACTAAAAGGCAACAAATCTATACCATCAACTTTATAATAATCTTGACCATAATGAAATTTCATTAGATTAGGACCACCTCTATTCACCAATAAATCATAAACTACCTATTAGCCACAGCTCTATGCATTCTAGAAACTTATCGCTAAAAACCTTTTTATCATCTTCATAAGCATCATATAATTCTGAAAAACTTGTAACTGATGAATCAAATAAACTAATCTCAGTACTATAACTCGATTTATGAATATCACTCCACAAATAATGTAATAGTTTATTTTTTATTTGATTTTTATGATCGCTCGGTGTACCACCAATTTTAAATTCTATGAAGAACTGGCCCAACTGCTTATCTTCCCCAAGTCCTAAAAATCGTGAGTCAGAAATAAATTTATTTAAAGTACCGTAAATATCAACCCACTTAACAGCTTTTTTTGCACCTACACTGTCTAGAACAATTTCAATGTCAATATTATTTTTATATGGGCCGCCTACTGGTTCAGGCTTAGTACTTATATAATGCCATTCAAACCTTCTTTTAAAAGCTGTATCCATTACAAATACATTCTGGTCACTCGTATTAACAGTTCCAAGAATATTGAAGTTAGGTGGTAATTTAATTTTATCGTCAGTGATTGCTATTATGTCTTTTGCAATGATGTCGTTATTGATAAAGTATTTACTGTACCCTCTATTTACACTTTGAGATTCTCTATCTAATAATTGAAAAATATCACCAAAAATACCTGCACAATCTCCTCTTGACATTTCCTCAATTATTAAAAATACCTTTTTAGCAGTATCTTCGTATGCTTTTTCTAAGGCTCTTGTGAATACTCCCTTTGTAAATTCATAGCTGATATTAGTAGCACCGCTTGCTGTTCTCTGAACTCTAGGTAGCAATTGTCCAACGAAATCATTATATGTATACTCTGGATGGAATGTAGTTCTAAAAATTCTATCATCACCAACACCAGATGCTTTTACTAGCTCATCTACAATATAACTTTTTCCTGTACCTGGAGCGCCATAATAAATTATCTGCATTTGTTTTCCTCCTAATATTTTTTCATTAAATCTTAGAAACATACGTTCTGATAACAT